GAACTTAGTTTGCCCGTCGTAATTTTGGCCTGGGCAGTGATATCGGACGATCCGACTGCTATGGATAAAGTAAAATTATTCTTTGAGATGTTTTCAGAACTTCCGAAATGGTTTACTAATCTTTGGATCCTTGTCGTGGCGAGTATTTATGGTATAAAGGGAACGCAAATTTTTAAAAACGGAGGAAATAAAAATGGCAAATAGATTATACAACAAACAAGTATCACCTAAAGGATATAAAATGGGTGGAAGAGTAAAAAAAATGGGTGGCGGAATGATGAAGCGACCTAAAATGCAAAATGGTGGCAAATTAAAAATGGTCACTAACAAAAAAGGTCAAAAAGTTCCTTTTTATGCTGCTGATGGAAAAGGTAAAATGGCCATGGGTGGCAGAGTAAAAAAAATGGGCGGAGGTATGTCTAAATTAAATCCTGGTCTTAAAAAATTTATGATGGCTAAGAAAAAAGGTAAAGCATAATGGCTGGTAGAGGTTTGTACGCAAACATAGCAGCTAAAAAAAGAAGGATTGCTGCTGGCTCTGGAGAGAAGATGAGAAAAAAAGGAGCTAAAGGTTCACCGACTGCAGCAAACTTTAGAAGAGCTGCACAAACAGCGAGAAAAAGATAATGACTAAACTATGTCCTAGAGGTAAAGCCGCAGCTAAGCGAAAATTTAAAGTGTATCCGTCAGCATATGCTAACGCCTACGCTTCTAAAATTTGTGCTGGTAAAATTAAAGATCCATCTGGTGTAAAAAGAAAAGATTTTAGAGGTCCTAAAAAAGCTGAGGGTGGTAGAATATATCAAGCTGGCGGTGGACTTACTGAAGCTACACAGAGACTAAAAAGACAGGGTTTAGGTATGGGTGGTAAAGCTTGTATACAAATAAAAGGTTTTGGTAAAGCACGAAGACCAAGAGGGTAGCCATGGCTAAGAACGGTCTAGATAAATGGTTCAAACAGAAATGGGTGGACATTGGAAGTAAAAAGAAAGATGGTTCTTTTTCAAAATGCGGTCGTTCTAAACAGAAAGCAGATGCAAAACGTAAGTACCCAAAATGTGTTCCACTAGCTAAAGCAAGAGGAATGTCAGAGGGACAAAGACGTTCAGCAGTAAAAAGAAAAAGAGCAGTTGCACAAGGTGTTGGTGGTAAACCAACAAATGTAAAAACTTTTACTAAAAGAACTAAAGCAGCGTCAGGTTATGCTGCTGGATACATAGGTAAAAGTATAAAAAGTGATTATGGTGGAGTTACTTTATCAAATCCATCTTATCTTAAATATTATAAAGGCATGATCTAATGAGAGCGTATTACTCAAAAGGTACAATGCCAGCGAGAAATAAAAAAAACTTTAGACCTACAAAGTCTGGAGCAGGAATGACACGAGCCGGGGTCAAAGCCTACAGAAGATTTAATCCCGGTTCAAAATTAAAAACAGCCGTGACTGGTAAAGTGAAGCCAGGATCAAAAGCTGCAAAACGTAGAAAATCATACTGCGCAAGATCACTAGGTCAGCTCAAAAGAGCTTCAGCAAAAACTCGTAACGATCCGAACTCACGTATCCGTCAGGCAAGAAGGAGATGGAAATGTTAAAAAAACAAAAGATTAAAAAAGTAATCAAAGGTTTAACAAAAGCATCTAAGACACATGCTAAACAAGCTAAAACATTAAAAGGAGTTATCAATGGCGGATCCAAAAAAGGGAACGGGAAAAAAACCTAAAGGTTCAGGACGAAGATTGTATACGGATGAAAATCCAAGAGATACAGTTAAGATAAAATTTGCAACACCTGCAGATGCAAGGGCGACTGTTGCAAAAGTAAAACGTATTAGCAAACCATTTGCTAGAAAAATACAAATATTAACTGTTGGAGAACAGCGTGCCAAAGTTATGAAAAAAAATCAAGTCGCTGCTATATTTAAGAAAGGAAAGGAGTCAATAAGAAATGCGAAGAGCAATACTAGAAGCACTTAGAGCTAGATACGAAGCAGAGATTGCAGAAGCAGATGCCACAATAAATATTTATCTTAATAATTCAGTTGGTATTGGAGAACATCCACAACACATTGACGAGATAAATAAACAAGTAGAAAAAATAGCTAATGCAAAAGAAAAAATAGATGTTTTAGAGGAGTTTGAACCAGAGAGAGGAGCGGTGTTATAATGGAAGATGGACTAGTAATAGTATCTAAAATACAAAAAATAGTGAGAGAAAACCTTCAACGAATTGGTGATACGTTAATTAGTGGAGGTGTTGACAATATGGAAAAATATCAGTATATGTTAGGACAAGCGCGTACATATCAGTATTTGTTACAGGAAATCTCTAACCTGCTAGATAATAAGGAGCAAAAAGATGAAAAAGGAACAGTTATCGACCTCAACAACAGAGGAACCTAAAGTTAAACTGGCTTTAGAAGAAAAATATAACGAAGAAGATAAAAAACAAAATCAAAAACAAGCAGATCTTTCAAAAAAAGAATCATCTAAATTACCGAATCCAACAGGATGGAGAATTTTAATTTTACCATTTAAAATGAAAGAAAAAACTAAAGGTGGACTTTATTTAGGTCAAGACACATTAGAAAGACAACAAATAGGTTCTAATTGTGGAATGGTTTTAAACATGGGTTCTCAATGTTATGATAAAGAGAGATATCCAGAGGGGCCTTGGTGTAAAAAAGGTGACTGGGTTATTTATGCTAGATATGCTGGATCAAGAATACAGATCGATGGCGGGGAAGTTAGATTGTTAAATGATGATGAAATTTTAGCAACCATCGAAAATCCCGAAGATATATTTCATCAGTATTAAAACATAGAAGGAGCAAACTATGCCAGAAGATAAAAAACTAAACACAGAAGACAGAGAAATGGTCGACATAGATACTTCAGGACCTGAAGTAGAAGTAGATATTTCTGATAAGAAAGATGACAAACGAACATATGAGAAAGAAAAAGATCATGGAACAGATATTTCATTTGAAAATGAAAGGGAAACTAAAGTAGAAGAAAACGAACCAAAGGAAGAAGTAAAAGTTGAAGAAAAACAAGAAGAGAAACAAGAAACAGTAGAGAAGAAAAAAGAATTAGAAGATTATAGTGAAGGTGTTCAAAAAAGAATTGCTAAGCTAACTAAAAAAATGCGTGAAGCAGAAAGACAAAAAGAAGCTGCTTTAGAGTACGCAAAAAAAGTTATGGCTGATCAACAAAATTTGAAAACTAAACTAAATACAATAGAACCTAATTATGTAACAGCAATGGAAGGCAGAGTAGTTTCAGGATTACAAGCTGCTCAAGCTCAATTAACAAGAGCAAGAGAAGCTGGAGACATAGCTGCTGAAGTTGAGGCACAAAAAATGATTGCAAAATTAGGCGTTGAAGAAGCAAGAGTAGCTAATTTAAAAAAAGCATCAGAAGTTAAAAAAGAAGAACCTGCTGTTAAAACTTTAGAAGAAGCTATTAAACCAAAAGCTATTTCAACGGATCCAAAAGCTGAAGCATGGGCTGAAAAAAACCCTTGGTTTGGAACAGACAATGCTATGACTTATACAGCTTTTGATTTACACAAAAAACTAACCGAGGAAGAGGGTTTTGACGCTAATACTAATGAATACTATTCTGAAATAGATAAACGTATGAGACTTGACTTCCCGCATAAATTTGGTAATAATGAGACAACGGAAACGACTAAACCTACACAAACAGTAGCTTCAGCAAAGCGAAGTGTAAATACTAGTCGCAAAACAGTGAGACTCACGCCGTCTCAAGTAACAATTGCTAAAAAATTAGGTGTGCCACTTGAACTTTATGCGAAACAATTAAATATCACGAAGGAGAGATAAGCATATGACAAATAAAAAAATAGACTCCCGTGCGAGCCAAACTAAAGTTAAACAACAGAAAAAAGTTTGGACTCCACCATCATCTTTAGATGCACCACCTGCACCGGATGGTTATAAGCATAGGTGGATAAGAGCTGAATCGATGGGTTTTGATGATTCATCAAATATGTCAGCCAAGTTGAGATCAGGATTTGAATTAGTGAGAGCTGATGAATATTCTGAAGTAGACTATCCAACAGTGCAAGACGGTAAATACAAGGGGGTGATCGGAGTTGGCGGCCTTTTGCTGGCAAGGATACCGAATGAAGTTGTTAAGTCGCGCGAAGAGTACTTTAAAAAACAAACTCAAGATCGAAATGACGCGATAGATAATGACTTGATGAAGGAACAGCATCCAAGTATGCCGATCAATAATGATCGACAGACTCGTGTAACCTTCGGTGGTAACAAGAAAAGTTAATTTTTTAACAATTTGAAACCAACGATTTAATTAAACCGTACCGGAAGCCCCTCGGGGCAGGTACATAAGGAGATAAAACTATGGCTAACAAAGACGCAGCGTTCGGTTTCAGACCTACAAGACATTTGACAGGTGGAAAAATTAGAACGGAAGAATATGCTATAGCGGCAAACCATGGAACTAGTATTTATACTGGACAAGTGGTTGAAGCAGTAGCAGCAGGTGGCATTGAACAAGCAGCAGCTGGGGACACTCAACAATTAGGTGTTTTCGCTGGTGTGTTTTTCACTGACCCATCAACAAGTAAACCAACCTTTAAAGCTTTTTATCCAGCAAGCACAAACGCTTCTGATATTAAAGCTTCAGTGCATGTAGATCCATACATTGTGTATGAAGTACAGCATGATTCAGATGGTGGCACAGCTGGAACATCAGCTATGAACAATTCTGCATTTGATTTTGTCGGAACGGGTGGAAGCACTCTTACTGGACAATCAACTTCAGAGTTAGATACATCGACTTCTGGAACATCAGGTGGTTTCAAACAAATCGGTATATCAAAAGACCCGGAAAACAGTGATGAATCATCAGCAAATGCAAATGCATATGTTGTATTCAACACTGGTGAGCACGTGTTTAAATTAACAACAGGCGTATAATAGAATAGGAGATAAATTATGGCTATATCACGATCACAACTAGTTAAAGAACTAGAGCCAGGATTGAACGCCCTGTTCGGCCTGGAATATAAAAACTACGCAGATGAGCATACTCAAATTTTCGATATCGAAAATTCTGACAGAGCTTTTGAAGAAGAAGTAATGTTATCTGGTTTCGCTAATGCTTCAGTTAAACCTGAAGGATCAAGTGTAAACTTTGATACAGCACAAGAATCTTTCACTGCTAGATACACTCACGAAACGCTTGCTTTAGCGTTCTCAATCACTGAAGAAGCGATTGAAGATAACTTGTATGACAGACTTGCGTCTAGATATACAAAAGCATTAGCTAGATCTATGGCAAATGCTAAGCAGGTAAAAGGTGCTAA